TCTTCCAGTTGCCGTATAAGAGACGTTCCCTCTCCATCGTCGAGAGGGAACGTCTCTTATACGGCAACTGGAAGATAAAAGCAGCTAAAGGCTTATTCTTCCCCCGTGCCGCCTTACCGGAGCTTCTGGCCGAAGTGCCAAACGACGTCGCGCGATGGGTGCGCGGCTGGGACTTGGCAGCCACAGACACCGACGAGGGAGGAGACCCGGCATACACGGCGAGCGTGCTGCTGGGCAAGCGCAAGGATGGCAGCTATGTCATTGCTGACGCCACAAACAGCCGCCTCAAGGCGGAGAAGGTCCGTGCCCTGGTCAAACAGTGCGCGGTTGCCGATAAATCCAAATACAAGCGCGTCCGCATCCGTATGTCCATAGACCCCGGACAGGCGGGAAAAGAACAGAGTCAATCATACATAAAAATGCTGGCTGGTTTCAGTATTTCTGCTGTGAAAGAGTCGGGTACAAAAGAAGCCCGCGCAGAACCGTTCGCGGCACAATGGCAGGCAGGCAACGTCTATGTGGTCGCAGGACCGTGGACAGAGGCGCTCCTCGGCCAGTATGAGTCGTTCCCGGAGTCCAAATTCAAGGACATGGTGGACGCAGGCTCCAACGCATTCAACGAGCTGGAGCTTATGAATACAAGCTCTGTTCCTCCGAAGGATAGCGGAACGCTGTCAAAAACAAGCTACTGGTCAAAGTAGCAACCAAAAGAAGGTGAGGTAACACATGAACCGAAGAGAGATAGGCCGCATCGGTCAACTTCGCTACGGCAAAAACGGATACGGCTCCATACTGTATGAAGAGTTCCTTTCGGAGCTTCGCGGCAAAAAAGGTGTGCAAGCCTATACCGAGATGGCAGATAACGACGCCATGGTCGGTGCGATCCTCTTTGCTATTGAGATGCTCATGCGGAACTGCGAATTTCACGTGGAGCCCGCCGGGGACAGTTCAAAGGACAAAGAGTGCGCAGAGTTCGTCGAGAGCTGCATGAATGACATGGAGCGGACGTGGACGGATACGCTGTCCGAAATACTGTCCTTCCTGACTTACGGATGGTCGTATCACGAAATCGTCTACAAGAGGCGCGTGGGACGTTCATCCTCCCCTATAACCAACAGTAAGCACGCCGACGGTCTCATCGGTTGGCGCAAGCTCCCTATTCGTGCGCAGGACACCCTGTACGGATGGGAATACAAAGACGAGACGGACGACCTCGTGGGAATGACCCAGGCACCGCCTCCGCACTATAACCGCATCACAATCCCCGTGGAGAAGGCTCTCCACTTCCGAACCCGCTCCCGAAAGGATAACCCCGAGGGACGCTCCATCCTCCGAACCGCATACCGTGCGTATTACTTCAAGAAACGAATCGAGGAAATCGAAGGCTACGGCATAGAGAGAGACCTCGCAGGCTTCCCTGTGCTGTACTCTCCCCCCGATATGGACATTTTCGATAATGAAGACCCGGAAATGGTATCAGCACTTACGTGGGCTGAAAACCTCGTATCCAGTATCCGCAGAGATGCCAGAGAGGGCGTAGTGCTGAAAGGCGGCTATGAGAACGGCACGGGGTGGAAGCTGGAGCTCCTCACATCCGGCAGCCGCCGACAGTTCGACACCAACGCCATCATAGACGGATATGATAAGCGCATCGCCACCTCCGTCCTTGCTGACTTCGTTATGATGGGACAGAATCAGGTCGGCAGCTTCGCACTTGCGGACAGCAAGACCAAGATATTCGCGCTGGCAATCGGCACCTATCTGGACATCGTGTGTGAAGTATTCAACAACCAGGCAATCCCCCGCTTGATTGACCTCAACGGCGACCACTTCAAGGGCATAACGGATTATCCCAAGATGGTACACGGTGACATTGAGGAAGTCGACCTGGATAAATTCGCGGACTATATCGTGAAGCTTTGCGGCGCGGGTATTATCGTGCCGGATGACGAGCTTGAGGAAGAAGTACGCCGCGTCGGAGGTCTTCCTGAAAAGACTACACCGCGAGAGACGCCCCAGGAGGGCACAGGAGCCCCCCAGAGCGACAAAAAGAAGAAAGACGACCAAACACCCGAGGACGACGAAAAAGACGCGAGAGAAGCCGAGGAAGCCAAGAAGAGCCTCGGACGCACTCTTGAGTGATAAGGAGGAATCGGTATGTCTGTTTTTTTCACAAAAGGCGAATCCAAAAAGCGTCCGGGTATATACCGGCGAATCGTCAACATTGGCAAGACAAACATTTTCAAAGCTTCGACCAGCGGGTGGACGCCCGAATGGGATGACGGCTTGACTGTGCTCTATGACCAGGGCAAGAAATCTTTAAAATTAGAGTCCGGCAGAATGACGGTCACGTACAACGGCATCGACACCGTGACGGTCAAGGGACTCAGTCATTCCCACAACGCGTCCGCTGTAACGATTGGAGGTTAATATATGGCAAAAGAAATGAAATATCTCATACTCGAAAATGAAGAGTATGAGGTCGTAGACGGCGCCGCCCGTGAAGCCATCGAGCAGCTGAAGGCAGGCTCTGTCATTCAGAAAATCGTGAGCGACGCACCAGATGCCGTCGCCCTGCGCGACCTTGACAGCGGCACGTATGTGCTGCAGGGCAAGTTTATCGCGTTCACCGGCTCGACCAGCATCCTCGGATTCTCCAGCTCCCTGTTAGTCAATATCATCAAAGGCACGTCGAAATCTTCCGTGCAGATATTCTATCCCACCAACAACTGTGTCCAGTTCCTTGAGATCACCGACGATACATTCACGCGCAAAAATGTGTATATGAACGAACTCGTTGACTCTATCAGCGAGCTGCAGTCCCAGATGGCTGACCTGAATTACAAGGCCATCACCATTACCAGCTTTACGAACAACGTGAACAACGTCGAGCTCGGCACTACGGTCACCGGCGTCAATCTGTCGTGGAAGTTCAGCAAGACGCCCAAGTCCGTCACCCTCGATGGTGAAGCTCAAGCGGTGGACTCCACAGGCAAAACCCTCACAGGGCTTGAAATCAAGGCAAATAAGACATGGACGCTTAAAGCTACCGACGAGAGGGATGCTACCGCGTCCAAGAGTACATCAATATCGTTCCTCAATGGCGTTTACTACGGCGTAGGAGCCGCACAGGACGCCTACGACAGCGCTTTTATCCTCGGGCTTACAAAGACCCTACGGAGCAACAAACTCCCCTCTGTGACCGTTACAGCGGGCGAGGGACAGTATATATTCTATTGCCTCCCTACACGCTACGGCGCTTGCTCGTTTGCGGTGGGCGGTTTTAGCGGCGGCTTTGAGTTAGTGGCCACCGTGGAATTCACAAACGCATCGGGTTACACCGAGAAATACTACGTGTACAAGTCGGTCAACGCCAATCTGGGCAATACGACCGTCAGCATAACATAAGGAGGCGGTGAGATTATGGCAGAATATCAAGGCAGCATTGAACTCATCGGCGGACTGACGCAGAAAAACAAAGGGAAATTCCCCCTCGTTCACGCCAAGGACGTATATCAGCCGACCGCCGACGCTCTTCCTGACGGAGGTATCGCCGAGGCTGGTGTCATGTATTTTCTCGGGGAGATCGCCGGAACTCTGACCGTCGGGTTTCCCGACGCAGCCAACACCGGAGAGGCTGTGTACATCTCGTTCACTACGGGCACAACCGCTCCTGTGGTCAATTTCACGACCACCAATCACGCGGGGCTTGGCGACTACGCAGCACAGGCGAACTGCTACTGTGAGATCGTCGGCATGTGGAATGGCGTGAAATGGGTGTGCGTGACTAACGAGGTGCCGCGATGAATCGCTTCCTATGGGCGAGATATAAGGCGATAGCGGCGAAAGCCGCCAAGCACATCGTCGAATACGTATTCTCCCGTGGCGAGGTTATCGCGCATATGCGTTCGATGGCCAACGGCAGGAGCACACCCGCAAGTGATAGCGCAGGGCAACTGAATGCAGAGATGCAAAGCATAGCCAACGCAATCGCAACGTCCGTGGGAGAAGTGCTCCTCCAAAGCACCACCAAAGTGGACACGCGAGGGAGCGGACAGCCCCAAGAGGTTGAAGACGTGCAAATGGTTATGAATACCATCGTGCGTTCGATAGCCGCAGGCATTGCTTACGGCATCGTATACGGGCGCGGAGCCGCCGATGTGAAGGTTATCACAAAAGCAGACGGCAGAAGCGCTAAAGCGATACCGGGGCATGGTGAGCTCTTCGCTGCATTCTTCGCGGAGGCAGCCGCACGGTCGGCAGACACAGTACATGGCGGAGGCTATTTGACTGCTGAGTCATATGGTCAGGCAACCCCGACTGAAGAGGAAGTGCAAAAAGCACTAATGGAAGTGACAGCATATGTCACAGGCCACGCGGGCGCGACCGCGCAAGAACCGGAAAGTGTCACTTTTGGTTCTATCACGCAATTTATCGGCAACGCAGGAGCAAATACGGAAAATATCGTATATGCAGGCGGACAGTTAATCTCCCGAGTCATCATGAGCGCAGGCGGGGCTATCCCGACAGACTCTGATGGATACCAGCCTTATGTCCTGCTTACTGCTGCCGATGGGGATGACGGCACCGAGTATACCGTGATGCTCTATGTCGATACGAAAAATCATCCCATTGACAACGCATCTGACCCCGAATCAACCGGGGAGGATGAATATATTATCCAAATTCACTAAAAATGGAGGAATCAAATCATGGCAAACACTGCAAAGAAAGCAATTCTTCGCGCAAAACTCGAAGGTGTCCTTTATGACATAATGGTCAAGACAACCGCCGAGAACGTCCACGTCGACGACAGTACCACATTGGCTGCCAAACTGGCAGAGATAATCGCTGACGTTGGTACCAGAGCAACAAGCACCTCTGTAACCGAGGCAATCAACGCACTCCGTCAGGAGATGCTGGGTGATGTACCCGTTGAGGCGTACAACACATTCACCGAGCTCGCTCAGTACATCGAGACTCACCAGGAAGCAGCTGACGCGCTGACTGAAGCCATCGGCAAGAAGGCAGATCAGACTACCGTAGACGGTATCCTCGAAACCCTCAACGGTCTGGGCGCTCTGGCTACTAAGAGCGTTGTTGGCGAGGATGACCTCGAAACCAGCCTGAAAGAAAAGGTCAATGCCGCTTCCGAGGGTAACCACGCCCACCTCAACAAGGCTCTGCTCGACACCTACACTCAGACCGAGGAAGACCTCGCTGACGCCGTAGCGAAGAAGCACGAGCACGCAAACAAAGATGTGCTTGATGCCATCACCGCGGAATCTGTAGCAGCACTTGAGGCAAAGGCAAACATCTACTACGCAGCTGATGAGCCTGCAAACCTCACAGATAAGGACCTGTGGGTACAGCTCATCGACTAATTGACAACGCAATAGGCGTTATGAATCTAAAGGGGGCATACAGGCATACGTTTGTATGCCCCTATCATGAAAAGGAGGTCTTTATATGACAGTTAATGAATACCCCGCGCTGCTGACCTCAAAGGATAAGAACGGCGGGAAGCGGCTACTTTATCCTATCACGCGGGCTGACTGCGTCGATGGTCTGGAAGAGTTCGTCGACGAGAAAATCTCGGAGAGCGGCGGTAGTGTATCGTCCTGGAACGACTTGACTGATAAGCCGTTTTACGAGGGCGTTGCGGAAAGCGATGTAGTAGCGGAGCAGACACTTGAATTTGAGCACAACGAAATGTTTAATGTGTATCTCAATAACGATATTCCTGCACCTTCCGAATTGGTCATTGGCAAGGAATATAATGTTGTGTGGGATGGCGTCAAGTACACCGTCGAATGTGTTTACAACGAATCTGCACCGAATGGTGCATTGGGTAACGTTTCGATACTGGATGCAGGGGAAGACACAGGCGAGCCTTTTGTTATAGCTATAATGGCCGGTACCGGCACGTTTTATATATTTACGCCTGATACAAGCGCTTCTCACACCGTGCGTATTTATACCGAAGAAACCGAAATAAAGCAGCTTGACAATAAGCATCTGTCTATCCTTGACCGCCATGCAGGAGAGGAAACAGACCTTTTGCCGAGCACAACGGGAACGACGGAATATCACGGCAGTTACGGTGCTTATTTATTACGTCCGAGCGCAACCGCGGAAATGTTTGTAAGGTGGCACGGCAATGATACGGACATGGCACCTCTTGAGGGCAATATTTTTGTCGAGTTTGACGGAGTGACTTACGAGTGCTCTCAACAAAGACTTACCGCTATGGATAACGCTATGGCGGTAGGTAACTGTACCGTATATGGTGGTACGGACAACGGCGAGCCGTTTTTGGTGAGTATGCTTCACTTCAACGATAATGGGAATATGTTATATTTCTTTGTGGTTGGAGCTCTTGCCGACACAGCTCCCACGGAGCACACGGTGCGGGTCTATCAGAAGTTGTCCGAGGCGAAGTATGTGCTCAAAGAGGAGTACATCCCCGACTCCGCAAAGCTCCCGGCGGCAACCTCCGAGGACAATAATAAGTTTTTGCGCCTTGTCGACGGTGTGCCCACGTGGGTGGCGCTGACCGACGTGTCGCAGGAAGGAGCATAAGACATGGCTTTGACTGATTATGTCATTATGCCCGGCGCGGATTATCAAGCCTTGTGCGATAAAATCCGCGAGAAGACGGGAAAGACCGATGTTATTAAATCGGGCGATCTCGTCACAGAAATCGACTCCATCGGAGGCGGTGCTGCAGGGCAGTACATCGAATACACCTTCAATGCCGAGGGCGAAGCCGTAACGGCGGCGCTTCACGGGTTTACCACTATTCCTGACGGCTGCTTTGCCTACATGAAGTCGCTGGTGTCTGTAGATATCACCGATTCGCCCGGCATAACGAGCATCGGAAATCATGCGTTCTACTATTGCAACGCTCTGACGTCCTTTGTCATCCCCGACACCGTGACGAGCATCGGCGAGTATGCGTTCTGCCAATGCACATCCCTCGAAGCTATCAATATCCCCTCAGCTATAACCAGCATCGGAAGGTACGCGTTCCAGAACTGCAAGGTTGCTACAGGCAACATTGTAATTCCGGGAACCGTAACGACCATCGAAACCTACGCATTCTCTACTTGCTCAGCTCTGGAGTCCGTCACTATCTCCGAAGGTGTGACGAACATCGACGCAGGCGCGTTTATGAGCTGTTCCGCTTTGACCTCCATCAATATTCCGAGCACAGTAACAAAGATTGGTTACAGAGCGTTCTATGGCTGCTCTGCCATGGCATCTGCTGTGTTTGAGGTTACAAGCGGCTGGTGGTATGCATCGTCAGCAACGGCGACGAGCGGCACTGAAATCGCTTCGACCGATCTGGCGGACGCTACTACTGCATCCGGCTATCTGACCAACACATACGCAGGTAAGTATTGGTCTCGCAGTTAATAAAAAACCCATAGAAAGGAGTTAAAAACTATGCCTCTTAGAAACGACATCAAAAACAACTTTTTGAAGCTCATCACGGGACAGGTTGCAGAAATGAAAGGGACAGGTCAGTGCTATCTCGGTCTTTCCTCTACCGCTCCCGACGAAAACGGCGGAAACTTCACTGAACCCGAATTCGGAGACGGAATCGGAACTGAAGCCAGCTATGGCCGCGTCCAGATGAGCATCGCCGAGGCGATTGAATGGACAAACAAATGGGGTACCCCTGCTGTCGGCAAGGTGACCAACAGCGAAGAGGTGACCACGCCCGAGTGCAAGGTAACAGACGGCTGGCCGACCTTCACCCACTTTGGCATCTTCGACTGCGCACAAGGCGGCACACCCGTCGCTTGGGATTTACTGACCGACCCCGATGGCGAACCCGACGAGGACGGAAGATACCCCGCAAAGCCGCTGACTGTGGCGCAAAACCAAGTCGCGGTATTCCGCAAAGGCACATTGATGTTAGACCTCAAATAAGCTCGCAGAAAGGAAGGTACATAACATGAACAAACAAGACCTTATCCGCAAACTCACATCCCGCAAATTCATTATCTCCGCGATCTCCGCTCTCGCAGGTATCGTGACCATCATCTTCGGTCACGGTCAGGAAGTAAACGTTATTGCCGGTGCGCTTATGACCATTGTTCCCGCTCTGGTCTACTGCATTATGGAGGGCAAGATTGACGCAGCTTCCGTAAAAGCCATCGGAGAAGCGGCGTCTGATGCTGCCGAACAGCTCGGCGCCGACAAAGCCGCTGACTACATCGACACAATTACCGATGTGGCAGAGATTCTCACGGAAGATGATAAAGCTAACTAACGTCGGAGGGAAATATGGATATTCTGATTATTGATGACCTTTACACCGACATGAACGATGCTGCCTTGTCCGCTCGACAGGGTATGCTTATCGGCGAACGCCTGGACGCGCTCGAACAGGAAGACGCCAACGTTGCAACCGACAGCGATATCGACGCGCTTTTTGCGTAAGTCGACGCCAATATACTTAATTTTTTTTGGAGGATAACCACTATGAGCAAAACTGTTAAGCTCGCCCAGCTCGCCCGTTTCAAGACCAATGCTGACGCAACCTACGCCGGCAAGGCTGCCTTTAACGCGCTGGTTGGTAGCGACACCGGTAAGACCGTCCGCACCATCGCCAACGAGGAACTGGCTGCACAGCTGATTCCCGAGAACGCAAACTCCGCCCGTGATACTCTGGCCGAGATTGCCGCATGGATTCAGTCTCACCCCAATGACGCTTCCGCTATGAATGCCGCCATCACTGCCCTGCAGAACAAGGTAGACACCGGCGACAGCACCGTTTCCGCTTACGTTTCCGCTGCCATTTCCGCCCTGAACATCGGCGACTACGCTACGGCTGCAAATCTGACCGCTCTGGCTTCCCGCGTAACAACCCTTGAGGGCACCGTCAACGGTCTGGGTACCATGGCGACCAAAAACAACGTCTCGGAGAACGATCTTGCTACCGCGCTGAAGGAAAAAGTCAACGCAGCCGCAGAGGGCAACCACACTCACGGCAATAAGACCGTTCTGGACGGCATTACTGCCGCCAAGGTAGCAGGATGGGATGCAAAGTCCGACTTCTCCGGCGCTTATGCCGACCTGAGCGGAAAGCCCAGCATTCCCAGCACCGTCGCGGAGCTGACCGATGCCGGCAACTACGCGCTGAAGACCGAAATTCCCACTATCACCTACGCCACAGACGCAGAGATTGACGCTCTGTTTGCATAAGGAAAGGGGGATGAAATATGCCCGCTATTAATCTCGCAAACCTTAGTCGCTTCTTCGATAAGGTAAAGGATTATGTAGCTTCCAAAGTAGGCTACATCGGCGCGTCCAAACCGGAGATGATTTATACGGCGACGTCCACCGACGGCGTGACCTACACCGCCACCATTCCCGGCATCACGGAGCTGTATGCAGGTCTGAAGATTTACGTTAAATTTTCACGTGCATCCGCAAGCACAGGACCCAAGCTGAATCTCAACAACTTGGGAGAGAAGGGAATCCGTCAGCCGCTGTCTACCAACGGCAACTCTTTCGCTACGGGTCCCACAAATACCTGGCTTAACGCCTCCTGCCCGATGGTCTTGACCTATACGGGTACAATCTGGAAGACGGACTTTGTCCGCCCCTCCGCAACGTACCTGTATGGTAAGGTACCCGTCACCAGCGGCGGTACCGGAGCGGATAACGCAGATGAGGCGCTGACCAACCTCGGAGCCGTAAGCAGAGCGGAGTTTGAGTCCGAGATCGCACGGCTTGAAGGTCTCATCAACAACAACTAAAACAAAAGGGGAAGTACACTATGGCAATCCAAGATATCAAAAAAGCGGCCGAGTACAGTGCCGCGGAATACCACGCCGCGCTTCGTAAGCTGCGCAGGTTCCTCGATTCTGCAGAACCAAGCCTGGTGTACTTCCTCACCAACCTCTGGAGAGCCCAGGGAAAGGCTATCACATACAAAGAGCTGCGCGAAGCCATCCTTGCGGGAGAGCTAAGCGCAGAGTATCTCAAGGATTGGCAGCAGGACTACAACAGATTCGTTGTACAGCACCTGCTGCCGGCTTGGGACGAAGCCATGAAAGCCGCCACGGACGAACTGGCAGCCAAATATGTGGACTGGAACTTCAATCCGATGGCGGACGGCATAAAGAACTGGACGGAGACAAAATCCGCCGAATTCGTGACCAACGTGACACAGGCTCAACACGATGGCCTCAGAGCGGTCGTGAAGCGAGCTGCAAGGCTTGAGAACAGAAATGTGGATTCGTTGGCAAGGACCGTGCGAAGCATGGTCGGTTTGACCCGGCAGCAAGCCGAGGCGAACTTTAACTATTATGAGAACCTCCTTAATAACGGCGTCAAAGAAAAGAAGGCGCAAGAGCTCGCCATCAGATACGCGGCGAGACAGCACCGCTACCGTGGGTATAATATCGCCCGGACGGAGCTCGCGTTTGCCTATAACCAAGGGGCATACGAGGGCGTAAAGCAGGCGCAAGCCGCCGGATACATGAAAGACGTCGTGAAAATATGGTGTACTGCTGAGGATGAGCGCACGTGCGAAGAATGCGGAGCGCTTGAGGGCAAGATCGTCAATATGGATGATGACTTTGATATCCAGACAAAGCTGTCGAAAGTCAGGACTCCGACGATTAAAAAAGTGCCTCCGGCGCATCCTTCCTGTAGATGTGCTGTGTTATTCAAAGAAATTAACCTCCAAAATGACAGCAAATCGACAGCAAAACGGTAGTACATTATTGACATTTGAAAATTATAGCGGTATAATTTTAGCAGAATATTCCGTAAAATGAACATATACGAAAGGGACAGCGCATGGTAACGTTTGATGAAATCCTCAAATTCAACCCATACCACGATTCGCGCGGCAGGTTTGCCAGCGCGGGATCGGCTGTCTCTTTTACATATTCTCCGGGCAAGAGTAACGCCCACGATAACGCGATACAGCGCGAGAAAGACCGCGCCGACGAACCCACGGGCAAAGGCTTCAAAGGCACTTTGTATCACGGCAGCCCCGCCAAAGATATAGAGGAATTCGATATCAACAGGGCTGGCGAGAACACCTCAAGCGGCGAGAAGCTCATCTTCTTCACCGATAGCAAGCAGACAGCGGAAGACTTCTCCTATGAAAGGCTGGAGGGAAGTACAGGCTTTACCCAGCAGCGCGGCAAAAAAGGTCGTGTATATGAAGTAGACGTGGAGATGAAGCACCCCCTTGACTTCCGCAAATTGAGTGAAGAGGACATCGACAACATCCTTCAGCTGGACGCGGAGGGCATCCTGACTCGCGACCTGGTGAAGCAGCTCTCGTCTAACCATCAGCTGCTGAAAGCCTCCCTGAAAATTGACGCCAAGACCCTAAAGAACCTCGGGTATGACGGCATCATTGCCAACATGGGCAAGGACGGCCACAACGCGCTGGAGTACGGCGTGGTGGACAGCCACCAGACGAGAATCATAAAATCCGCACGTCGCGCTGTTCTATTCATCGGTCTGAAGATCGTTGGTGCCGATTCCCTCGCAATAGCGGGAGGAGAACCGACCGAAGAATTCCACGTGACGCTGGTGTACGGAGAATTTGACCCGAACCTCAGTG